GTTTCCGAGCGTCTCTCAAAAAAGACCCGGGGGCTATACGATCGCGCTTACCGCTGTTACATCTGACGCAAGCTGCAATCATATTATCTTCGACGCTGATTCCGCCTTTACTAATTGGAATAATGTGGTCTACTGTGTTGGCTTCTTGTCCGCAGTAGTAACAAGTATAGGCATCGCGAATCAACACCTTCTCGCGCATTACTTTGTAATGAGTCTTATCGTATTCTCTAGCCACTAATGCCAACCTTTAGTCTTAAGATGTTCAAGAGCTTTACAAGGTGAGCCATCGTATCGATGATCTAGGTATCTCATATGCCATCTCACCTGCGCTCTAGGTGTTAGGTCTTTTACCTTAACGTTACGCATTTGTGCTAAACCATAATGCGACCCATTAACCGCCAGCGGATTGAACCGACTCTCTCGCCATATAAGTTCAACCCAGCATTGAGTCTGCTCAAGGTCGCCCTGCAAGTGATTCATTGCTACTAAAGCCCAGTCAGTTTGATAACGTTTAAGACCATAAGCATTTGAGTTAGGTGATTGATTTATATTGATGAAAACGGCAGTTAAGGTCAGAGCTATCAAGCGAAGACAAAGGCCGCCCCTAGACACTCTGCGACGGGCTGCCTTCGGGCCCCGCCTCGCAGGGAGTGTAACATCCTTGTCAAGAATGTTCATTAAAACCCCTGTTCAGACGGCGTTTCATCTAACTCGACCAATGTTTTTTAATGCTTCAATGTTATCCGATCCAGCAGCAAATAGGGTAGTTCTCCATCTCATATTAACCACATCCCCACTAGCTCCAACGAATCTTTGATTAGCTGGTAAATAGCAAAACGCTACCTCGCTATCCCACAATTTATTTACCCATCTACCATTAGAGCTAAGCGGCACTAGACCTATGCCGTTACTATGTTCTAAGAATCTATCTATCCAAGGCGTTACCTTACTGAATGGCGGATTCATCCAAACCCGGCCAAACCAAGGCTTTACAAGGGCATTATCTTCAATGGTGTATCGATTCAAGGCTGGAACTGTAATAAGTGGGTGATTGGCACTTGCAACGTCTAAGTCAAACGTAACTGCCAATGCATCAAATATCCATTTAGGCGTATAGCATTCATCTTTTGGATATTCCATCATTCCAACTCCAACACTTTAACCGCCTCAATAGCCTTCCCAACAATCGCCTCTCTAACCCTCTCCCTACCATCCTCATTAAATTTGGTAGTCAGATAAGGCTCAGACGCACTACCAACCGCCCAATCCACTATCTCACCATTTGGCGCAACAACTAAATCATCAACGTATTTGAGATGGCTTAATACATAATCAACATAACTAGGCCTAACCGTCTCGACTATCTCACTAGGCATTTGACTCTTCACCCATTCAATAAACTTACGGTCTGACGTTATTTCCCATTTGAATTTAGGTTGGACGGTAGTCACATAAGCCACCGTCTCACCATCCAATTCAGCCTTTACCCTATCTGCTCCAATGCCGTCCATTTCGGACTGCAATTCAGCTCTTAGGCGGTCTTTTGCTTTCTTGGCTTCGTCGGCTATTAGGCTTACTGCCGCTAGTTTTAGGCTTGTCTCCTTGATTCCCATTTCGCTCCCTTTTCTTTGCTCGGTATAACCTCATTCGCAGACTCTCAACCGATATCCCGGCATCCTTGGCGATGAATTCCTCATCGAAGCCCCAACTCCTAAGAAGCCGGATATATTGGAGAGAGTGTCGTTTCATTTCTTACCAGCCCAGCCATCTCCTTTGAAGATGATGCCCGGGCTTGAAAATTGCTTCTCCATAAGCACTTGGCAATCCGGGCACCATATTGAGTGATTAGAATAGACGTTGAATTGCTTCTCGACCGTTATTTGACACTTAGGGCATTTGAACTCATAAATCGGCATCTTGCATCCAATCCTTATGGCCGTTGAACATCTTGACTTGGATATTTTCCAGTCCAGCTGCTATCCGGCAGATTCGACATTTTGAAGCCTTCATCTTGTAGTTGCCGCATTGGTCGCAACGGTGAACATCATCTTCCTTGGCGGCTAACCGCTCAGTTGGATAAATAATCCGTTGCTCGAAGCATCGCTGACATTCGACCAGCCATACCTCTCCCGGCGCTTCGGGTATGTCCGGGCAATCGTAGGTCTTTAGAAGCCGATGAGCTGTAATGGCTTTGCAAGTCCCACACTTGAACGGATGGTAATCCCCAATCACTTCTTAAACACCCATTTCCCGGACTCGTCGACTTTCATCCATTTAGCCGGGCATTGCTCATTACGATCTCGGCTAGTGCATACCCAGCCTCGATAGTCCTTGCCTTCTTTGTTGCCCGTCTTTAGCACCATTGCGCCGTGATTACAGATTGGAACTTCATCGGCTATTTCAGCACCTAGGGTTTCAATTAAGTGGTCGATGTTATGAACTATTGGCTCTGGATCGTCCGGCCGCTGTTCTTTAATGAATTCTGCCAATTTTGGATTTGTTGTTTGGATTGGCTTATTGTGACTCTGGTTGGGTTTAGGCCCATTCGGCTTAGCCAGGTATCCTGCAAGATTGAGAGCTCTTGACAAGCTGCCACTTTCTGCAAGTTCAAGGGCATATTGTTTTGACTTTGATTCAGACGATAGACCCGTCGTCCAAGGATTAGCATCAACTTCAGTTCGATAGATTTCAGTTTTGACGATATAGACATCGCACTCCTTTGATAAGCACTCCGTCAGGACGTGCGTTTTGATTCGGTAATCCGGACAATCTTTTACAAATTGCTTAAAGCGTTCCCAAACGCCTACATAATCATCTAGGTAGTTCGACATTTAATTGCTCCCTTGTTGCTACGCTGTGGAGTCCATCCATCAGCTGTTCTTTTAATGAATAGAACTGACCGTCAGGCCAGTTTTGTAAATCAGCAGCGCACTCTAAGCAATAGAAGCGCACTTGATTCCTTCTCATCGGACTAGCCGATACGCATTTCCAATACGCCATTTTCATAGCGTTTGGATGCCATTGATTTCCTTTTACCGTTCCCCAACGTTGCTTGCAGTAATCGCACCATTGGTCCTTGTTTGTGTTACGCAGTAGGGTCAAAGTCATTCCAATCGGTAAATCTGAGCTGACCCAAGATAGCGGAGTATCCAATGAGATCGACAATCGAATCCTCGCGCATCGGGGACTCCACAAGTCTTGAGAGTTTGACCGCGATAAACACCAATGCCAGTTGAGATGGGTCTCTGAACTGAACACCGAGTATTCGGCAGATGTCGTAAACGCGGTATAAGTGACATCTCGGATCACCATACGCGAACCCTCTTTCCCGTAAGGTGTCGCCAGCAATCTCAAGCCACTCACTTAACGAACGGTCGGCTAATTCGTCCATCCTTCAGCCCCCTTTCATAACCTTTACGAAAACATTCATCTTGGCGTTGCTCAGCTTTGTATTGCTGATAAAGAATAAAAGCCAATAGGCCGTAAATAACTAAATTACTTAACATCGGCGCTCACCCCGTAATTATCAAGAAAATAGGCTGAGACTTCGGAGTGTGAAAGCCGTCCTCGAAGCTGTTGCTTGCCCATCTTCTCTCTAGCGTATCGACGGATGATTGAGCCTTTAACCCAATTTGTCCCATCCGTCCAAGCCCCGGCAGTCGCATCAAAGCGAATTACCGCAACTTTATTTATCATTTTGCTCCCGTTCCGTAAATCCTAAATAGATTTACTGGATTAGGGTAAGCAATTAAATGGATTTAGACAAGAAGGAGAGTGGCGTGTCGGCAATTTAGGAAGCCGACTTCCTTTTGTATTTGTTCAGACCCGGCAAAATCGGTCTTTGTTGGAAGGGTCCTTAAAAGCCATTCAGGAGCCTCTAGAGCCCCTAAGTCGAACTGGTAGACACCTTTCGGCGTAGCGTTGATATAAAGCGTCCTAGCGCCCGTTCTAGCCCTTATTTCGGCCAAGTAATCCCACTTCTTACGTTCAATCATCAATTCGTCATAGTGGGTTCGACGGCATTTCAGTTCAATATATGCGTCTGAGGTTATGCCATCGGCTCGGTCGGTCGCTGATAATGGCGTCAAGTCCGGGAATTCGGCCTTTAGCGCCTCAAATAGTTCGACCTCTCGGAAGTAAATTAGATATCTTCCTCGCCGTCTTCCCAACCGATTTTCTTGATTGGGTCAGCCGGATCTACAAACCAGTCCGGCCAAGAGTCGCGTTCCATAGCAAAAGCCAAGGCAAAATCAGCCTTCCAACCAGCTGCTAGGGCTGCGTCGTATATGGCTTTGGATTCGATAAATCGTTGCTCAAGCTTTGTTGGGTATGGGTTGGCTACTGTGCGAGGCCGACGAACGGTTCGCTTCTTAGGCGCTTTTTTAACGACGCGTCTTCTTTGTGCCACTCTTTACCCTTTCCGCTAAAGCGATTTCAAGGGTTGATTCTAACTTATCAAGTCTCGAAATCAGCGGAAGGTTCTCGAGTTTTATTATGTAGCGAAGGCCAGCGATTAGTAGCCCAATCGATCCTAAGACCGAGGCTACGAAGGCCGCTATGTTATTTGCGTCCATACTGCGGAGAATTCTTATCTGCCCAGCGTAAGGCTGGAGCTGTAATAGCGCCAATTAGAACTGCGTATTCGGGAGCGAAGTCGAGCAGGAATGAAACTCCAAGAGTTACGCCGGAAGCGATTACTGCCAAAGCGTAATCTTTAAGAGCTTCCTTGAATTCAGGTGTTTTAATTTTAGCAATTAGGTCTTTCATCTCTGTCCTTCAAGGTCAAACCAAGATCCGTCAGAGTCTCCGGACGGGTTAAAGCTGATATGAATGTGCGAGCGGTGAGGATTTGCGCCTTTGTATTTACGCCATTTCCATCTGAGGATAGGCGATGCAATCCGCCCATCATAGATAACATATTTAAGACGCTTGTCCCCTCGTTTTGCGCATTTACGAATTTTCTCTGCGAGTCCGTGCGCTTCTTCTTTGTGAGCTTGAAGGTCAGCATCTATATCGATGGCTCGGACGATTCCTTGAGCATCTGGGTTATGATCCGAAATAGGAGCATTGGAAAGATGACGACTAGAAGCAAGCCAGCCATCACTCCTACGATCGCGACTCGGGTAATCATCATCAATCTGTTCCCTTAACTGAACTCCGGCTTTACAGAGTTTCGGCTTCATCTTCATCAATGTTTAATACTTTGATAAATTCGCCGTTTTCGTATTTATCTCCAACACAAATATGTTCGGGACTTTGGATGGCATTTGGATAGTTAGCAGAAATAAAATCTTCTTCTGCCACAATGACATTTACTATCAAATTATTTTCAATAATTGCGTATCTATTAGCCAAAGTAGGTTATCCTCACTATTCCGTCTGCGCCATCTCCACCAGCGCGCGATGTCGTATTGGTGTGCAAAGAAGCACCTCCACCACCTGATCCAGTGTTGGCAATAGCATTGTTTCCGGCAGTTGAACCTGAAGTTGATTGTTGAACTCCGGCTCCTGCTCCATAGGGCGCGGATGCCAAAGGCAAATCGGAGGCACTGTTATTAGTCATTGATCCTCCACCACCAGCACCAAAACCATCAATTCCCGGCTGACCCAAAGTAACTCCATAGTAAGCATTACCATCATCGCCAAATCTTCCAAAACTGCCTTCTAAACCGCCAGTAAAACTTGTGCCATTAGCGGTGAAATTTTGAATAACAAGAGATGCGCCACTAAGAGAAAGATTTGCTGCAAAAGCACCACCACCGCCGCCACTGCAAGCAGTAGCGGTTGCTCCTCTAGAATTTCTTCCAGCGCCGCCGCCAACTGATGCAGTTGCAGCAGAAATAGAAGTTGCATCTGCCGCTGTAA